ATTACTTGTTTATCAGTAGAAATTCCAGTTCCATCATTAAATAAAGCTATATCATCTGTACCATTAGTAATATCATCATCGGTAAAATATACAATACAAGATTCCTTAATAAGTTCTCTTAATGCGTTATAGTTAGCAGCTGTTACTTCATATACTATTGCTTCAAAAGTTATATTTTCAGAAATAACAACTTTAGCTCCAGTATTTAATGGAACATCTTCGCCTTTATCAGTAGAAATTTTAGGTTGTTCAGCAAGAACTCCAATTCTAACAGCATTAACTGCTGAAATATCTCCAGCTGTAGTTGATATACCAGTTAAATTTGTTCCATCCAAAGCTATATATACATCATATTTACGTTTTGTTACTTCTTTTTTAGCATAAGTAAGTCCCATTTTATTTTCTCCTTATTTCATTCTCACAATGCCTTGTTTAGACAATGCAAGATATTCTTTTTTAGTAACTTCAAGTACAGTATTAGGTTGATTCCCTCTAAAGTACCCATTAGTTATACAGATTATTATTTCAATTAATTCATTTTTTTTATTTAACTCAATGTTAATTTCTGTTAACTCATCAATATCATTTTGTAATCCATCAATTATAATTTTTAATTCATCTACCCCCAAAGCATTAACTTTAGGAGTAGATTTAATAATTTTATTACCTTTAGATTTTGACATTTTAAGTTACGGTTAAATAAGCCAAATCAGAAGCTTTATTGAGTAAGTTACCATCAGCATCAACTCTATAAGATCTAAATGTTGCAAAATCTGCTGTAGTGACAGAAACCAATGCACCAGAAACTATTTCGGTAACACCAGAATTTACATTAATAGAACCTTCGGTAGTTTCAACATTTGTTCCAGTTCCACCAGTCATAGCATAAGTAAATGTTTTAGCACCAGTTACGGTAATAGCTTCATCAGTACTATCATATTTTGTACCAGTTGTTGCAGAAATATCAACAATCTGTCCAGTAGTTAACCCATGATCAATATCGGTTGTTACGGTGACAGTAATTGTACCACTAGCGGCTGACCCGACAATACTATCAATAGCATAATCAGTTCCATCAATTACAGGAATTTTATCAGCAGGTAAATCTATGCCAGTATCAACAGCAGATTCATCATATTGATAGAAAATTCTTGCTTTAGGAGTATCACAATAAACAGTTACACCAGTCACAGGAGCTTGCGGGGTAGCTGAACTTGTGAATGCATCACCCTTAGCAGTAGTATTGTCTGAATAAACAGAAGAACCACTAACTGTACTTTTAATCAATGTCGGTGTATCAGTTTTCATGTTAGTAGAATCATCAGCAACTATTACAAAAGCATTTCTAAGACCAATTTGGAAGTCAACAAGCATATTCTTTGTCCATTCAATTCCAGACCCACCAGAAGCCATTCTAGCCTTAAATTCACGAGTAGTATAAACTTTCTTTTGAGCACCAACATACATTTCATTTAATGCTCCAAAATAGAAGTTACCATCATCAAGAATAGAAGCTTTTTTAGGATTTACTTTTACCATATATCCACCATGAGGAACTCTTCCACCATAGTTATCAAGTTTATCTCTACCTTCTGTGTTTACTCCAATAGAACCGATTAAATGAGCTTTTTTTGCTTCATCATAAGTATCAGCATCTTCTTGAGATAATACATATGCGGTATCTTTTCTTTTTCTAGCCCAAGCTGGCAACATTCTTTTAGCTGAATCCATCCATTCTAATAATTTTGCACCAGAATACTCAGATTTATCAACATACATTTTATTTGGAGTAACTAAATGACCAAATCTACCAGTTACAATTTCTTTAGCATTACTATTTGTCCATGTACCATTGAGAGTTTTCAATAAATACTCATGACCGATAGCAAGTGTCAACATATTATTTCTAGTTAAAGAACCAGTAGTAATTTCTCCACCAGAAGTAGTTGGAGCATATGAATCTGAATAACCATTGGTAGCTAATTCAAGTAAATCTTCAGCAATACCAGAAATAATAGGTTTATTAATTATTTCATCTTCAAATCTTGGATTATACAATTCATTTTGGATAAGTAAAATTGGAATATCCCATTGTCTTTCAACATTTCTAAGGAATAATTCAGCACCAACTATTGATGGAAGTACTTGTGCTACATTAAGTTGTCCACCAGCTCTTTCAGTAGAAATCAATTGGTTCATTGAATGACCTAACATATCAATAGGAATAGTTAATTCATCACCATATTTAATTGTAAAGTTATTAAAGAAATCAGCTTCAGCAAAGATTAATTGCATAATTTTCTGAGCTCTTTGTCCAGTTACATATTCAGATTTATCATAATCCCCAAGTTGATCCATTGCTGATTTAATTAATGATTTTTCTACAATAGAACCATCTTCATATCTAAATAAATCTGTATATCCTGCAAATTTTGTTAGTAAATACATAGCGGTTGGATTTATGTAATTACCATTCTCTTTTACTATTCCCATTGATGCTTTTACTTCATTTGCTTTAGCTATAATAGCAAACAGTTCATCTGTTGAGAGTGATACATTGTTGTCTGATGACATTTTTATTCTCCTTTTTATTTAATTACATTAAAATAATATCTGATTTAGCAACTATCGGTTTAGTTTCAATAGTTTCTGTATTATTCAGAATAGCTTTTTCAAGTTCAACTATTTTATTATTTAATTTTTCAATTATTTCTAAATTAGTATCTTGTTTTTTAGATAAATCTAAAATAGAAAGATTAGCAGTTTTGATTGATTCAGATAAATCAGTTTGAGTTGTTTTAATGACTTCTAATTCTAAATCTGAATCTTTAGTCTCTGTTTCAGTTTTAACAACTTCAATAGTACTAGAATCGTCTATATCAACAATTTTTTCTGATTTAATGAAAGTCATTGTACTAACTTTGGTTTTTAATTGATCAATATTTTTTAGAATTTCAGCTTTACGCTCTTCAGGTGTATTAAAATCCCATTCAACATCCCAACAAGCATCTAGTAACAGTCTAACATAAGCACTAACTTCATTATTTTCTTTACGTTCAAGTATTTCATTAAAGTCTTTTTTAACTCTAATTTCAATATCTTCACTTTTTTCCACAGTTTCAGTTTTTTCAATATCAATTACTTGTCCTGCGAACCCTGCCATTGAATATCCAGTGTATTCACCTTTTTCAATAGCTCCCCAAATTTCTTCGGTAGCTTTAGTCACCAAAATCCAAGAACCCTCTTTAATTACTTCTTCATTGAGGATAAACTCAACAGGTGTAATGTAAGATTCTACCATTTCTCCTGCCCCATCAATAAAATCATGTTGCTTGTCAATTGCTCTAAAGTTTTTCACAAAATCGTGAGCCGCTTTTTCAATTTCGTCAGCATTCATAAAATGATCATGTGTATCAGGATCTTCTTCATTCGGTTCATAAACTACACCATAAACTAATTTCTTAGGGTCATCTGAACTTTTTATTACAGTCCTAACCTTTTGTTCAAAATTAGTTTCTTTTGTTTCAGTTGATTTTGTTAAAAAGAATTTTTTCTTATTCGCACCCTTTCCTACATATGAAACGAATTGAATAGAAACATCTTTTAACTCTTTAACTTTTCCAATTTCTAGCATATTTTACTACTCCTTTTGTATATATTCATTGTTAATATTATCTTACTTCTACATTCACACACATTTATATAACTCATATATAAACAATTATAATATTTATCTAATTTTATGTCAAACAATTAATTAATATCCGTAGAATACATATTATCTTTATTACCTTGTTTGGTATCTAAGTTATTATCTCGATAGTCTCCATTTTCATTAACTCCTGATTTTGATTCAACTTTAACAGTATAATTATCAGTAGTGTATATTTCTTTCTTTAATTCATTCCTAATCTCATTTACTGTGTACACTGGGTTACCATCAGCATCGGTTATTTTACTTAATATACCATATACTACTGCTTGGTCTTTTTCATTAATTAAATTCATTGATAATAATTTAAAATTTAATTCTACATTAAATATTTTTTTAAATACAGAATTAATAAAATTATTTAATTTTATTTGAGTAGGAACTAATGTTTCAGATAACATTTTTAATGCTCCAATAGCTTCATTTCCACCAGCTAATCCACCAGAACTTGATACTCCAATTAATTTAGGAGGAACTAAGTGTGATTGAATAATTTCATCTCTATTATCTAATCTAAGTAATCTAAATGCTCCTTCATCCATTCCTGATATTTTTTCAAGTCTGATTTTAACGTCAGTTCCATTAACGTCTAGAAAAAGTGTCTTATGAGCATTCTCATATCCTTTTAGATTTGTTCCTAGATAATCACCAATCGCAGTTTTTTGATCATCAGAAAGACTTGCACCTTCAACAATTATTGCATAGTCTGGTCTAGCATTATTATCAAAGAAATTTTTATTATAATTATATATAATTTTATTTTCAGCAATATTATATAATCCAGATAAATAAATAGGCAATCCATAATATCTATTTCTTTGAGTATATTCTAACATTCTAACTAAATACCATTTACCATTAACAATATCAGTATCTCGGTTTAATGGATAGTAAGTATTTGATGTAAAATTACCCAATTCATCTGCTTCGTAATATTTTTCTACTTTAGTAGTTGATTTATTGTTAATTTTTTTAACTTTAGCTCGAATGTAAGAAGAATTTAAATGTTTAACTAAATAATTATCCCCAACTTTTTTAATACCAATTGTTGAATTACCATTAATCCAATAGTCTTTAATTGTTTTATTTAAAATTTCTTGGAATGTATCAGCTATATCATTATTTGGCTCAGATAAAATATTATTAGCAATTTCCGAAGCTTCTTCATCATGACGATAACCCATTCCAGTTGTCATTATTGATTTAATGCCTATACAAGCACTGTGTGCTGAGTTTTCATCTACCAATTGAGATAATACATAAAAATCTTCTGGATGTGGTTCAAACTGTTCATTTAACCCATTAAATTCACTTGATTTTTCAATAAATGTAAAATTATTATTACTTATTTTATTAACAACGTTATATTTTGAAATAGATTTATTTAAACTTGATGATTTATATTTATTTTCATTTGAAACAGTTACATTTATTTTTGAATCTCCCATATATTTATCTCCTTTTAAAATTTGCTATAATAAAGAATTATGGTATTTTATTGTCAAGTAACATATTTATATTATCTCGTTGTAATTTGTATCATATTAGTTTTTTTAGCTTCAAATAAACTTGCACACCCATCAGAAGCATCTTTTTTATGACCATTTGAACCTTCAGTAGAATAATCAGTTAAATGTGTCATAAATTTTTTATACATTGAGTTATTAACTTCTCTTTTTCTCCTAAATCTAATTTTAAGTTTAATTTCTCCAGCTCTGAGTTTAATCCTAGCTTCTTTATTCCCAGTATTATTAAACCCAATCATATTAGTAAATATATTAACTTGAGCTAATGCATTCCTGACCGCTATACTAAACATTCGACCTAATCCTTGCTTTTCATAATAACTTTGTCGAATTTTACCATCTAATTTATTATACATTTTTACTATTTTATCGCTTACTTCTTCAAATGCTTTATCTGTATAAATTACATCTACTAAATAAAATAATCCTTTTAATTCAGCAAATAATCCAACGAATAAATGATCTTTTCCTTCATCTGCTGGATCATAAACAGTAAACCAATTTGCTTTACTCATTAATAATTCCATCAAATCAGGATATCTAAAATATTGTAAATCATTGTCTGAAAATAATTTATTCCTAGATTCAACTACTTCTTGTTGGTATAATAAATACCACATTTCAGGATTTGTTGCCATTAACGTTTTTCTTATTTTTAACAATTTGGCAGTAGGATGTATTGCCTCATCAAAACTTTTATCATTTTTATCTAGTGCTGGATAAAGAAACAAATGCCATTCGTCAACTTGATAATTATATTTATTAATATCTGGAACTTTACCATTTACCGATGCAACTCCTTCTTCTTCAATTAATCTACCAGTTAAATCATTCTTCGACCAACGAGTCATTACAATTATCTCTGGAGTTTTAATATTTGGGTCAAATCTTGTTCTGTGTTCAGTTAAATACCAAAGAAATACTCCTTCATTATAAGTTGCACTATATGCTTGTTTAACCCCTTTAACAGGATCATCCACTATTCCAAATTCAGCACCTAATCCAGAAATACCTTTATCTACTCCTCCACCAAAGAAAGTTAATTGTTTAGCTCCTTGTACCGACCATGCTTTGATACCTTTATCATCAGTTTTTAATTTAACTTTAGGATATATTTCTTGATATGTAGGTTTAATTATAATATTTTTTAAATCACGACTAAACCTTTCATATAAATTTGTAGTATGTGCATTCCTCATTAATGGGATTTGTGGATTTTCTCCAATTAAATATGCACAAAAAACTGTTAGCATATAACTTTTACCAGTCCTAACAGGAACATTTATTATTAATTTTTCTATTTCTCCATCCGCTACTTTTTGGAGCAATCCAGCAAGTTCTTTTAATTTAACTTTCTTTTCAATAAAAAACTTTTTATCTAGTTGCTTAGCAAAACTCCAAAAACTTTTACTATAACTTTTTCTTCGTTCTATTTTCTTTTTTAGTAAAGCTTTTTGGATTAAATATTTAAGATTTACTAAATCAGTAGTTTCTTTTTTACTCATCCGGAATTACTTCAAATGAACCATCTTCAATTTCTCCAACACTGAACTTATCTATTCTTTCTTGTAATGCTTCGAGTTCCGATTCATCCATACTAGCAATAGGTTTATCTATTTTTAAATTAACTGAAATTGCTGAAGAAATTAATTGTGGTATCATTTCCGAATCAATAACTTTCTGTAATTTAACAATTTCAATCCAATCTCTAGTAGATATTTTAAATGTATTATTATTAATTCTACGCTTTAATTGTTCATACCCTTGTATTTTTAAATTAGTTAACATTTTATTGCTCAAAGTAGTTCTTGTTTTAATTTCTACAAGTTGTTGTTTTTCAGAACTTTGTGAATATTTTTTCTTAAAATTTTCTCTTAGCTCCCACCAAGTGTTATTGTTTTCATCTAAAGCATCTGCTTTTCTTATTAATGCACTTGTATTTACTCCAAATCGACTTGCCATACTTCTTAATGATTGAGATGAACCTTTAATTAACTCAGCAGTATTTGTGATAAAGTAAGTTTTAACTTCATCCCATTTTTTATCAGATATACTTTTATTCGACATCATTTCCTCCAAATTTATCTAATATGTTAATCTGTTTTCCATTTAATGTAATTTTATGTATATTATATGCACTCAGAAATCTTTTTAGTATTACATCACAATATGCAGGACTCATTTCAATCATTTTACATTTTCTACTTAATGCTTCAGCAACCATTAATGTTGTTCCACTTCCTCCAAAGAAATCTAAGATGATGTCATCTTGATTACTACTAATTAATAATTCGTCTCTAATAATTTCAACAGGT